ATCTCCCATGACGTTTACGGGTCCGGAAATGTGAAGAGGTTGGGGGTTCGCCACACTCCCCGTGCGACCCATATCGTAGAGGGTCTTGACCTCTTCGGCGGTGAGGGCATAGTCGTAGAGTTTGAAGTTGGAGAGGGAACCATCTAAATGATAGTTCTGAGCTGTCGCAGACCCGTACAGACCTCGTGCAGAAGTACCCAGTGTTAAGTGTGTTTTTTTATTAAGGTCGAAACCTCCATCAGTTTTGCCGGTAGAAACTGATGCGCTGACTTTAGCACCGTTTACATATACATGATGATCCCCATATGATATTCCATACCGCACGACTGTTATATGATTCCATTGTTTCATGTCACCTACTTCGTATTCGTAATTACCACCATTACCACTGAGAGCATAATCGCTGTGAATGGCGACAGAAGTCGCATCCCTAACCCATAAACCCAAATGCTTTCTAGAAGTATCTTCACCAATTATACATATAGCCTCCCATCCTGTCGGGTTAGTACACTTTACCCATACAGAAACCGTGTTTGTATTCTGTAATTTTATACCATCGAGAAATGAACCTGTTTCGATACGGTCAGAATCTGCTAGAAATGTAAGATCTTTTTGAGACGAGTCGTATGTCGCAGTTCCTTTAAATATTCCATCATTCCCCCTCCCACTCGTGTCCCTGACAGCCCCTTCGAACGTGGGGTTCGTCGAGGTATTGTATTCCACGACGAGCCGGTCCCGACGGGGTGTATCGTCCGTGTCGATAGCCGGCCCAATTCGGGGAACAGTTAACGATTTCGTGAGGGTCAGTTGACCGTCGTGGAGGACGGATTGACCCTGCTCACGGGTGCCGAAATATTTGACTTCTTGTATTGACAATTGATTAGATCCAACAGTTCTACTTACGACGAGTGCAAAATATTTATAGGAGGTAGTGCTAGGTAATGTATATTCGTTAAAATTGTGAGCAGTCCACGTCGCACCAGTAACTGTTCTTAAAGTTGTCCAATTAATATCATCAGAACTTCCCATAATGGTAAAATCTTCTGGTGCAAGAGTACTAATTTGCACATCGACAGGTAATATCGATATTTGAGAAATGTTCGCTTTATATGGAAATTTTAATTTTACCCATTCACCCATCACACCTCCTAACCCGTGTGTAGAGCTTGTACCTGAATACGCATAATCATTACCAACATCATAATATCTAGGGGTTGGTTCACCACCGTTATAGTATGTATTTGTCGTACCCCCACTTGAATTCAATCTATTTGTAATTTTGTTAAATGCGTTTTGAACGTCATAATTAGAACTATGTTCATCACTCGCGCTCACACAAAACTCCCCGTGACCCTCGAAGTATGTTTTGTAGCCCGTCATAGCCCTCGGAGGAAACTCTTCCAAGTTGTGAGGTTCATCCGCTACACTCAAGGATTCTTGTGGTGCATCTGTGCCTATCCCCAATTTTCCTTGTTGAAGCACCATCTGCGGTTTCGCACGCCCGAACTCTTCTTTTTGTGCGTTCCAAATTTCGTTCACTTGGTCTTCCTCGATGAACTTATCGTAGACCCTAAAGTTCGCCACCTTGTCGATGTTCCCACCACCGATTTGGATGGGGATGGAGTCGACACCTGTGCCGTAGATCTGTACATCTTGAGCTGAAGCATATTCAGCACCGTTGGCGTGTGTCATGATTATTCTGATGTACTTAAAAGCGGATGTAGAAACGCTACTATATGGGGTTAAATCTGTTGCTGTAGCTAAGGTCGAGGCTGATAAATTTTGATACGTAAATATCTGCACCCAAGATGTACCGTCATTACTACCCGCAACGACGCCCGTGCGTGGCATTCCACCCGTTACCCTTGGTTTGTACTTTATTGAGTTTACTTTCAATTTATGAGGTAATTCGAGTTGTAACCATTCACCTGTATAAGATGTTCCGCTTACACTCGTTACATATGGTGATCCCGATCGGTTAGTTAGAAATGGAGAACTAGTACTGAATGAACCAGCTGTAGAGGACCAATATCCCCATAATGGCGTCCCTGTACTAGTTGAAGTCTGGTCATCAAACGCTTCCCATGGATTGTAATTTTCATCATATGTACTACTCGCACTCGCCACATACCCCCTCTGAGCCGGACCAGTTAGGGTCACGTGCGGATACTTGAGAACATTGGTGGGATCGGGAAGCCGAACCAAGTCGTTCTCGCGGTGGCCGTAGAGGGAAATTCCAACAACAATGGGCTGCTCTGTACCAGCCGTCGCACCCGACTTTGTTATGACTATTCGGTGATATTTATAGAATTTTGGTGAATCAATAACATCCGTATTAATATGATAACCATTCGAATCTACGTTAAATGATGATGCATCAAGACGTTCCTTTATGAATTCCCATATGGTACCATCATTAGAACCCAAAATAACCCAATTTTCCGGTTGATGTTGAACTTGAGAATGTGCTTGCATTTTTAGGTAATTTATTTTCAGTTTATACGGTTGTTCAAGTTGTATCCATTCACCTTTATAAGTTAACGTCGTGGGTGAATCTGTATGAGGAAGACCCGCTGATGTATAAGCTCTATTTGTCTGCCATCTCTCATTTTGACTTTGTGGAAAGTTTTTAAATGCCTCGTGAGCTGGATAGCTTGAATTTTCACTACTCGCACTCACCACATACCCACCTTGGGAGTACCCCGTCATATCGAACGGTGGGTAGTCCCCGAAAGTATCTTCGGCTTGGTCCTCCGAGACCTTACGTCCATCGAGGTAGGTTACTCGGGAGCCACCTTCACCTTGGTACGCGTACGTGAGATTGTGCCACGTGTTCGATTGGAGGTCGAGGTTGAGGGAGTCCAATTTTTCCTCCGAAGCAATAGAAAAAACGCACGTATTGGAAACGTTCGCCTCGAGGTTCGAAGAATTAAACCACACGGAAACCGCGTGGGGTTGGTCACCTTCGAGGAATGTATTTGCCTCTACGGAAAGGTTAGACGTGAGCGTTCCGTTAAGGGTCCAGTATTTACCGTCCGTGACGTATGTCGATTGGTTCCCCGAGGGATCGGGACCACCCGAAATCTGGTTCGTCCCTACCCCCGTCGCACCATCGACGAGGACTTGGACACCCGTCGTTTGGGGGTTATTAAAGCGGGACTTAAAAGTCGTATCGACCGAATGGTCACCCACGGGTGGGTCTTCTTCGTAGCCGTAGTATTTGAGGTCGCGAACTTCCACCGGTCCATACTCATTATTATTACCTATAGTTTCAATTACAAACAAAATATACGAAAAGTAGCCGTCACTCACTATATTATTTAGAGTAGTGGAGTATACGTAATCAACAGTAGCACCTGGAACGAGACCACCACTCCACGATAACTGACCCTCATTAAATGTTTTTAATAGAACCCAATTAGTGCCATCGTTACTACCTAAAAATGTTCCCGACGTTGGTCGTTTATCATTATTGGTACTATTATAAGTACTCTTTTGTGATTTAAACGAAATGGAGTTAAGTTTAATTTTTTTAGGAAGTTCAAGTTTAATGTAATGACCCGTATAAGAAGTTCCATTTTCATCTTGAAATGTTACACCGCTTATAGGATCACCGGTCGCTAGGACGTACCCATTTCCACCGACGTCTTCAGATGACCATATGTGAGCAGTAGTAGTTCCCTCACCACCTTTAGTTGAGAAGGCCTTATACACTTGTCTATCACCATACACACTATCAGTGCTTATCGTATATCCAGCTTGTGTGTACGTATTGGTCGTATCGTTACGATCAACCTTTTCATCTTCAAAAATCATCTCAGGATACTTCTTAAGCGTCGCGACCCCGCGCCCGTGCGGACCCGAAACGTCCGTGATCACGTTGGAATTGTGCTGGATGCCTTTCGTCTGGATGCGACCCGTCGTCGTATCGACCATGGTATTCGACGTGCCGACGAATGTGACCATGTTCGCATTCCGGATCTGTAGATTATCGATCGTCTGTTCCAGCGACATATCTACTATTGGAAGAGGTTTTTTTAAGTGATGGAGTCACTTGATACGAGTGGCTTTGCCACTCGGGATGTATTTTCTTGCAAAGTGGGTTGCACTTTGGAGGAAGAATAAAACGAGTGATACATCACTCGGGAGGGACGGGCCAAACAGGATTGACTGGATCTTCCGTATTCGCGGGAAGATCACGGAGGGCTTGGCGGTAATCGAACCAGGTCTGCTGTACAGCTAGGTTCGAGTGAGGATAATCTAGAGTAGCATACTTATCTGTTTGTTCGAGGAGGGTGTTCCGCTTGGCGCGGAGGGTGGTCATAATTAAATCATTTGATTGATTTTGTGACATAAGTATCAAAGTTTCTTTGGGAATTGGTTTAAGTGTATACAATTGTTGTATTTTGTAGTACACCGTTTTGTTATCCTCATCCATCATGTCGTATTCAGTCTGCGTCTTTTCCTGACTGTAAACAACGTCACCCGTAGATGTGATCATTTCACCACCTACATGTGTGTACAAGTCACTTGAACCGGGTACACGTGTATTTTCATTCATAATGTATTTATTTTTTTCAGAATCACTTAAATTTTCGTATTCGGTTTTAGTTATATGTTTGTAAATTATACTTTCATAACATTTATCAGAAGTGGATGCGCTTATATCACACCAATATACTATACCACCCCGAAGATTAAGTATGGCAGAGTGTAGTTCGTCCATATATATATCTTTTCATTTTTTATTATGAGGAAAATTGCGAGTCATCAAGGCATATACACGCTGCAGAAATGTAATTCCACTCATTATTATAATTTCTTGTTGTCGTTGGACTCGTAGTGTGAGATAGTATTACATAGTCGCCCTCATTAGCGTGTATAAAAACTATACTCGCGTGATGCATATCAGAATTTCCGCCAGATCCTCCCATTGCAACATCATAGATAGTTCCGCGATCCTGTTTGCTATAAAGTG